GTCAACCTGACCAGCGGCTCGGTGTACGCGGCCTACGACCGCAAGCTCAACGGCACCCTGGCCACGATCAGCGACGACGACCGGCTCCACGTGGGCATGGACTTCAACGTCATGAACATGACTGCCATCGTCTGCGTGATCCGGGCCGGCCAACCGCTGGCCCTGGAAGAGTTCACGGGCGTCAGGGACACGCCGGCCATGATCGTCGCGCTGCGCGAGCGGTTCGGCGATCGGCACATCGCGGTCTACCCCGACGCCAGCGGGGAGAGCTCGCACACCAACAACGCCAGCGTGTCCGACCTGGGCCTGTTGCGGGCGGCCGGGTTCGTCGTCCGGGTGCCGCCGTCCAACCCCCGCATCCGCGCCCGTGTGGTGAGCGTCAACGCGATGCTCTGCAATGCCAGGGGCGTGCGCCGCCTGCGCGTGAACCCGGTGGGCTGCCCCAAGTTGACCGAGGCGCTGGAGAAGCAGGCCTACGACGCCAACGGCATGCCGGACAAGACCACGGGCTTCGATCACCCGCCGGACGCACTGGGCTACTTCATCCACAGCCGCTTCCCGGCCATCGCCAGCGCAAGGGCGCCGACCTCCGTTGAACGGGGTCGGGTCATCACGCCTTATAGCCGCCAATGGCTCGAGCACAACGGCGAGGCAGCCGACGCGATGGAACGGAAGAGGAAGATGCTATGACCGGTCCAGGCGACCAGCTGGCCCAGGCGATCGAAGCAGACGAGATGGAGCAGGCGGAAGCCGAGCGCCAGGCTGCAGCAACGCTGGAGGAAGAGGGCGCGGTCAAGGCCTGGCTGAAGCGGATCGAGGAAGCACGCGAGTTCGACAAGGGCGCCCGGGAGGGCTACGCCAAGGACCGCACGTACTGCCAGGAGCAGGCCAACACCGACGTGTACGACGTGCGTGTGCCCATCGCCGGCACCTACGTCGGCATCCTGACCACGTTCCTGTACGCCCGTGACCCTGAGGTCAGCGTGGAGTTGGCCGAGGCCGTCTCACCGCGCATCAAGCAGGAGGCCAAGGCCTTCGCCACCACGCTGGAGATCGTCGTCGGCAGGCTCTGGAAGAAGCGCAAGCTGAAGGCCGCGGCTGACCCGCTGGTTCGCTCCGGCCTGAGCGTGGGCATCGGCTGGCTCAAAGCCGCGTGGCACCGGGAGACGGGCAGCAACCCGGCCCTGCAGCAGGAGATTGCCGGTCTGCGCTCCAGCCTGGCGGCGATCAGCCAGCTCCAGAGCGCCCTAGCCGAAGGCATGGTGGGCGACGACTCCGCGCAGCGCGCAGAGCTGGAGCAGCGCCTGCAGCAGGCCGAGGACGAGGCCGAGCGCATCATCTTCAATGCCCTGTGCATCGACTTCGTGCGGGCAGAGGACATCCAGGTGGCGCCCGAGTGCGCGTGCCTGCAGCAGTACGTGGATAGCCCGTGGATTGCCCAGCGGCTGTTCATGCCGATGGACAAGGCCAAGGCGGCGTACCCCGAGGTCGCCGACGTGCTGGGATCGGCAACGGCCTACTTCCGCATTCCCGGCAAGGCCGCAGACGGTGCGGGCTTCGGCGGTGCGGCCCGGGGCGATCAGGCGGACGCCTTCTCCAAGGGGCCGGCCGGTGCCACTGACACGAGCAAGGCCTGCGTCTGCGTGTGGGAGGTGTGGAACAAGGAGACGGGGCACGTCATCACCCTGGCCGAAGGGTGCCCGCGCTACCTGCGCCAGCCGTTCAAGCCCGAGCAGCGGACCACGCGCTTCTACCCGTTCTTCAGCTGGGCCGTGATCTGGAACGACGGCGCACGCCACCCACAGTCCCTGGTCGACCGCTCGCGCTCGCTGCTGGACGAGTACAACCGCACACGCACCAACTACAAGACGCACCGGCGCCGAGCCATCCCGAAGACAGGCTTTGACCGGGGGGCCTTAGAGCCGACCGACGCCGAGCGCCTCGAGGGTGCGGTCTCCAACGAGATGGTCGGCCTGAACCTCAACGGACAGCGACCGGAGCAGGTGGTGTTCCCGATCAGCTACAACCAGATCGACCCGGCGCTCTACGACACCCAGCAGATCCGCGCGGAGCTGGAGATGATCTGGGGCGTGCAGGAGGCGCTGTCTTCCAGCATCCAGACCGCCAAGACCGCGACCGAGGCCGACATCCAGCAGCAGGGCACGGAGTCTCGCATCGGCTACGCCCGCGACAGCCTGGACGAGATGCTCTCCGAGCTGGCCGTCTATACCGCCGAGCTGGCGGTTTCACCCAACGGGCTGACGCAGGACGAGGCGGCGAACTGGGCCGGCGCCGATGCGCTGTGGTTCAACGTCCCCGAGCCGGAGATGCTGGACATGGTGGTGCAGGTGGACATCCGCGCCGGCTCGTCCGGCAAGCCGGCCACGGCCCTGCGCCAGCAGCAGTGGTCCATCCTGCTGCCGCAGCTTCAGCAGTCCGCCATCCAGATCGGTCAGATGCGAGGCTCGTCGCCGCTGGACATCGCCAACTGCCTCGAGCAGTTGGCCGTGGAGACGGTGAAGCGCGCCGGGGATACCAGCATCGACCCGTACAGCTTCATTCCGCAGGCGCCGGCACCGGTTGACCCTGCGCTCGATCCGATGGGTGGTGCCGCCATTGACCCGGCGATGGCTGCCGGTGCGGCCGGCGGTGAGCCGCCGATCGATCCCGCAATGCTCGACCCGGCTGCGATAACGCCGCCGGCAATCACCCCTGTTTGACCCCACACGCCGCCAGCGAGGACACACACGTGCTTATTGACCAGAACGAACCCGACACCACCGTCATCGAGGATGACGGCGCTGCAGCCGCTGCCGCCCAGGCCGCGGCGACCGTTGCCAGCAATGACGGCAACCCCAACACCGAGGCGCTGGACGCCTTCAGCCAGGGCGTGGAGAAGGCCCGCGAGCAGGAAGTGCTGGAGGACGGTGGCGCGCCGGCTGCCGCCGCCGAAGGGGCGGCTGCAGACACCGCGGCTGCCGCTGATGGAGGCGCTGCCGCTGCCGGCGCTGGTGCACCTGGCGCCGAGGGCGGGGAGGGTGGTGAGCCGGACCCGGCGGCTGCAGCTGCCGCTGCGGAGGCTGCGAACCAGCCCGATGCGATCGACGCCGAGATCAAGGACCTGGGCATTTCGAACGAGCGGACTCAGAAGCGCTTCCGCGAGCTGAGCGAGCGCGCGGCTGAGGCCGAGACCCTGCGACCGGACGCCGAGCGCGGCCGGCAGTGGGAGGAAACGATCAAGTCCACCGGTGCCGATCCGCAGCAGATGGGCAACGCGCTGAACTACCTCGCAGCGATCAACTCGCGCGACCCGGCCGCGATGGCGCAGGCCTACGACTTCATGCAGCAGGAAATGGCCTGGTTGGCGAAGGAGCTGGGCCGGCCGGCACCGGGCTACGACCCGCTGGCCGAGTATCCCGAGCTGGCCAAGCAGGTGGCCGACGGCGACATGACCAAGGCGGCAGCTGAAGAGCTGATCCGCACCCGTCGCGCTTCGGCCCTCCAGCAGGACAGCCAGCAGCGCCAGCGGCAGGCCATGGAGCAGTCGCAGGCCGCCACCCTGGCGCAGGAGCAGGCGATGCAGGACGTGCAGGCGCTGGGCGCCCAGTTGCGTGCCGCCGACCCGCAGCACTTCGACGCCAAGTTCAAGGCCATTCAGCCCATGGTGGCGGTCATCCAGGAGAGCCTGCCGCCTCAGCAGTGGGCCGCGGCGATCCAGAAGGCCTATCTCGCCGCACCCGCTCCGGTGGCACCTCCCGTGCAGCGCCAGCCGGCAGCGGCGCCCAACAACCCGGCCCGCGCCACCGGCGTGGACCTCAGCAAGGCCCCGACGAAGGAGAACGCCTTCGACTTCGGGGTGCAGCTGGCCAAGACGCAGGGCCGCTGATCCACCGTTGACTGACGTGCCGGCTGGCGCATATTGCGATCCAGCCGGCCAACGCCGGCATCGCGAGTGACGTAAGCCGGGTTCGCCGCCGGTAGCGCTGAAACGAGAGTCGCGCCCTCGGAACGCGAGAGACCACGCCCATTCGGGCTTCCTCTTTCCCTCCGAGGTGCGATATGCCTTTGACTCCCGCCCAGTTGGCGTCCGGCGCCAACTACCAGATGCAGTCCAATGCGACTGACGACCCGATCGACCAGTTCACCAGCGAGCGTCCGCTGGCCAAGTGGCTGATCGAAAAGAAGACCGAGACGGTCTTCGGCAACGGCATCTTCAACGAGAAGGTGCGCTTCACCAACGACAGCAACTACCAGAACTTCTCCGGCGACGACCAGGTCACGTTCAACCGGAAGGACACCGTGCGCCTGGCGCCGTACCAGCACTACGAGGCCCACGACGGCTTCAGCCTCAACGAGACCGAGCTGGCCAACAACGGCATCGTCCTGACCGACGACAAGTCGGCGCAGATGACCGATGCCGAGAAGATCCAGATCGTGGACAAGCTGCAGGAAGGCTGGACCACGCTGAAGGACGGCTTCCAGGAGAACTGGGACCGCGAGGTCCACCTCGACGGCTCGGCGAACCCGAAGGCCGTGCCGGGCCTGGACGCGCTGGTCAGCACCACGCCGAATGCCGGCGTCATCGGTGGCATCGATGCGTCGACCACCCCGTGGTGGCGCAACTGGGCGGTGATGGGGATCAGCACGGCCACGGCCGGCAACCTGATCTCCACGCTGGAGACCCTGTGGCGTCAGACGATCACCTACGGCAAGTTGGGCAACCCCGACTTCATCGTCGTGGGCTCGGCGATGTACGACGCCATCCAGGCCGACGCGCTGAAGGTCATGGGGCGCCAGATCAACCTGGGCCAGGCGTCGACCGGCGGCGTGACGCTGGACCCGAGCACCAAGGCGCTGGCCTTCAAGGGCGTGCCGGTGGTGTGGGATCCGACCTTCGATGCCCTGGACGAAGAGCTGGGTGCGATCACCTATCCGTGGAAGAAGCGCGGCTACTTCCTCAACAGCAAGGCCCTGCGCCTGCGCCCGGTCAAGGGCCGCTGGATGATCCGCCGCACCCCGCCGCGCGTGTACGACCGCTACACGTACTACTTCGGCCTGACCGCGGACTACGGCCTGACCTGCCGCAAGCGC